CTAGGTCGAAGATATCCAACCTCGTTACAGCTGTTGTCTTTCCTGCATTGGAACCGAAAACAGGACGATTAAGAATAAATGGTACGCCAGTGCATTATGATAGCTTTATTCAGAAGATTTTAGTGGGACATGAGCAATCTTTAAAGAAAGAAGAGGACTATTCATGGAAGGTGATTACCTATAAAGCTTTAATGGAGGATGGAGGGACTCTTTGGCCATCATGGTTTGGTCATAAAGAGATGGAAAGAAAGAAGAAGTTCTACCAGGACTCAGGTACACCACAAAAGTTCTACCAGGAGTATATGATGGAGGTACAAAGTGAAGAAGACTCAATTTTTAATAGGGATCATGTTAAGTATTGGGATGGCTCTTTTACTAAGGATGCTGATACTGGAGTCATGTTTGTTGTTCCAGACGGTGATGACCCTAAGCCCTGCAATATTTTTGTGGGAGTAGATCCAGCTACAGATTCAGCAAGACGTAATACAGATTATAGTGTAATAATTGTAGTAGCAGTGACCCCAGATAACAATATTTATGTCCTAGACTATATAAGGAATAGGACGCTACCTGTTTTAGGTATAGAGGGTACAGGCCAGAAAGGGATCGTAGATTATATATTTGATTATGCCAAATTCTATAAGCCAACCCTCTTTACAATTGAAGATACAAGTATGTCGAAACCCATATTTCAATCAATACGTGCCGAGATGAGACGAAGGAATGAATTTATTATTCCTTTTAAGGAAGAGAAGCCAGGCACACGAATGAGTAAGCGTGATAGGATACAAGAGATATTAGCCCAAAGGTTCGCAGTAGGTCAAGTTCATATAAAGAAGATGCATTATGATCTACATAGAGAGATAATGACTTTTGGTCCACGTATGGCTCATGATGATACTATAGATGCTTTAGCCTATGCATGTAAGTATGCACATCCGCCTACTGGTATGGCAGAATCTAAAGATGGATGGTATAAACAGAAACCACAAGCTAAATCATGGATAACCGCATAATGGGAGAAATTTCACAAGTACCAACTAAAGAATATATGGAACATTTAAGCGTTAGAGAAGGGTTTAAAAATTATGTATATGCAGATAGTTTAGGAAAGTTAACAGCTGGAACTGGCCATTTATTAACAGATGAAGAACTTTTAAAATATAAAGAAGGCGATATAATAGATGAGGAAACAACTGACCGCTGGCTGACAGAGGACTCATCAAAAGCTTATTCTTCTGCTATCTCGCAAGCAAAGGAACTTGGGATCTCAGACCAAAAGATGATAAATGCCTTAGCGGGAGTTAATTTCCAACTAGGTGGTAACTGGAGGAGTAAATTTAAAAACACATGGTCTGCTATGAAGAGTGGTAATTTTGATCTTGCTGCTAGTGAAGCTACATTTAAGTATCCAGAAACTGCCGGCAATGTATTTGATCTTGACAGGGAAAAGCAAGTTGGAACAAGTGCGTGGGCACACCAGACTCCAAAAAGAGTGAAGGATTTTACGACTGCTTTAAAAGAATATGGTGATTTCAGACAATTTACAGATAAAGATCTAGAGATTATACAATCACAAATACGAAGATAGTACAAATGAATAATATAAAAGAAGAGATGGCTAGAATATTGGCTGAATGGTTATTTAAGGATTTCGGTCTCTTAATAGAAGCCCCTAAAGAAGATGATATAGCTAAGACCTTAGAGGAATATGAAGAAGGATAAATTTAGTTTATCAAATATTGAATCTGGACTTATAGATTCGCTTGGTAAAGATTTATATAGAATTTTTTATGAAAAAAATATAAAGCAAGACTTACCTTTTGGAGTAAAGGGCAAGTATAGTTTTGATGATAGAAGTTTGAATTTACAAAAAAGATTCGGGAAACATAAAGATTTCCAATTAGATTTTAATATAGGTAAGAATAGAGCATTAATAAACTTAAAAAAGGAATTTTGAGAAAAGATGAGTTATTTCAAGCTGCACGGTGGTTTAACTTAATTATAGGCTTTATGAATTTATATTTATACAGTATGGGTGGTGGTTATCACCTTTTAGGTATAGCAATAATTAATGTTGGCGTGTGGGTATTTACAAGGAGGGCGAACAAATGATTTATGTTATGGAATACATTGTTTGCTCTTTCTATATTAGGGGTAGTTAGGTTCGGTGAATATATCACGGAAGAATGTCCCCTCAGGAATTATGCATGCCCAACAGCATGTGATGTAGATCACAAACATTATCCAAGAGAGGAATGTAATGGCAAAAGCAAAGAAGAGAGTAGACCAGATTCGACAGTTGTTCAATCTGTCCAACAGTCACACAAGAAAGCAGTGGGAACAGATAAACCAGAAGGGTTATGAGTTTGCCCATGATGAGCAACTTCAGCAGACAGAAAAGGATTCCTTAGAAGAACAAGGAATGCCCACATTCATTATTAATCGGATTCTTCCGGTAGTAGAGATGCTTAATTTCTATGCTACTGCTAATAATCCTAGATGGCAAGCTGTAGGTTCAGAGGGTAGCGATACTGATGTAGCATCTGTATTTTCTGACCTTGCAGACTATGTCTGGTATAGCTCTAATGGGTCCACTTTATATAATAATACTATCAATGATAGTGTTACTAAAGGCTTGGGCTATATTTTAATCACAGTAGATAAAGATGCTGATAACGGATTAGGAGAAGTAGTAATACAACAGCCAGAACCTTTCGATGTTTATGTAGATCCTAAATCAAGAGATATGCTGTTTAAAGATGCAGCTTATGTCATGATTAGGAAGGTACTCCCTAAGAACCATTTAATGAAACTTTTCCCTGAGTATAAACGTAAGATTGCTACTTCTAATAGTGATGAACAATCTCAAAGATCCTATAGTACTCGTTCTACTGGAGATAGTGATCAAAAACTTTTTACATATAATGATGATATAGATTCTGGGCTCTCTATTACAGCTGATGGTGAACAGGACCAGCTTGTTGAGTTCTTTGAGGTGTATGAGAAGATAAAGATATCTTATATGAGTGTTTTTTATAGAATACCTCCAAATAAAGAAGAATTACAGGCCTTAAAGCAGCAGGTAGATGTGCAGATAAAAGAGATGCAGGCTGAAATGGAAGTCCAATTAATTGAGCAGCAACAAGCTATGGAGGAAGCTGTACAGGCAGGAGAAATGCTTCCTGAGCGTTATGAACTTGAGATGAGGAAAGCTCAAGAGATGATGCAACAGCAGTTAGAGGTAGCCAGACAAGAAGCTATGAGTCAATTGCAAGCTGAATCTAGCAAGATAGAGAATAAGATTGTTTCTGAAAAAGAATTTAAGATTTTAATGCAAGATCCTAATATAGCAAAGAATGTAGTGGATCAAGTGCAATTTTATTCTACTAGAGTACAGCAGACTTGTGTTGCTGGAGATAAGTTATTATATGAACAAGTTCTTCCAGATACAATTACTGACTATCCAATAGTTCCATTTCATTATAAATGGACAGGTACACCTTATCCCATAAGTGCTGTATCTCCTCTTATAGGTAAGCAGCAAGAGATAAATAAGTCCCATCAAATTATGGTACATAATGCTTCTTTAGGTTCTAGTCTTCGCTGGATGTATGAAGAAGGATCTATTGATGCTGAGACATGGGAAAAGTATTCTTCCAGTCCAGGTGCTCTACTTCCTATTAGGCCAGGAGTTGAGCGTCCCACCCCAGTATTGCCAGCCCCTTTGTCAAATGCTTTCTTTCAGATAGTACAGGAAGGCAAGAGTGATATGGAGTATTTAGCTGGTATATATAGTTCTATGATGGGAGACAGTTCTGGAGCAACAGAAACTTATAGGGGTATGTTAGCTTTAGATGAGTATGGTACAAGACGAATAAAACAGTGGATGAATACATCTATCGAGCCTTCTTTACGACAAGTTGGCAAGATGGTCTTACAGTTTTCCCAAACTACATATACAGCCTATAAACGCTTTAGATTAATACAGCCTTCTGCTATACAGGAAGGAAAAGAACAGGAAGTGAATATTCCTGTTTATAATGATATGGGGGATGCTATAGGGAAATCTATGGATTTATCTACATTGAAATTTGATGTTCGTATTGTTCAAGGCTCTACATTGCCTATAAATAGATGGGCATATCTTGAGGAGTTGAAACAATTAATGCAACTAGGAGTAGTTGACGATATAGCAGTACTCGCTGAAACTGATATTAAAAACAAAGAAAACATTGTAAAAAGGAAATCATTATATGCACAGTTGTCGGGGCAAGTTGAACAGCTTAATGAGGCGGTCAAGGATAAGGAGGGCACGATTGAAACCCTTCAAAGACAATTGGTACAAGCTGGTATTAAGCAAAAAGTTATGCAAGCCGATGTAGAGATAAACAAGAAGAAAGAAGAAGTTAAATCTCAGATGGGCAAGCAGTATGTTGAAACAGAAGGAAAACAAAAATTATTACGGAATGTAATGTCTAATAATGTAGAGTCTCAGAAGCAGCAAGCAGGCAATATGTTACAGTCTGTAAAAAATAGTTTGGAAAATAAAACTGGTAGTTCTTAAACTACCACATTGACATTAGACTAAAAAAGGAGAGTTATGATAACTTCCAATGAAGAAAGTAAAGGTAACCCTGAGATAGGGATGGAGGCAGACTCATTTGAAGCTGCCGAAGCAGCCCAAACCGAAGGCTCTGAAGACTTCTTTAATGAATTAGACAATCAGGTCAATGGTGGCATAATAGATGACACTGAGGTAACCCAAAGTCAACCAAGTGGCTCCGAACAGGTAACCCACACTCAACCCGACAATGGCTCCGAGAATGTGACACAGTCTTCACATGACAGCACAGACTGGAAAAAGAGATACGAAGATAGTAGTAGAGAAGCTGTCCGCTTATCAGAACAATACAAATCGGTTGAACCTTTTGTACCAGTTCTGGAAGCGATGAAGAACGATAGTGGATTAGTAGATCATGTTAGGGACTATTTGGTGAATGGGGGGCAACCTGCAAAATCTATCCAAGATCAGTTAAATCTTGGTGAAGATTTTATGTTTGACCAACAAGAAGCAATGACAGATCCTGATTCTGACAGTGCTAAATTAATGAATGCTCATGTAGATAAAATGGTTCAAGGTAGAGTGAATCAAATGCTCCAGGCCGAACAAGGTCGGGCGCAACAGATTCAACAAGCTAAGGCCAGAACAACTGAAGAGCAGGCATTTAAAGAGCGCAATAAAATGTCAGAAGAACAGTTTGATGCATTTAAAGTAAAAGCGCAGGAGCATATAATGACATTAGATGATGTTAATTACTTGCTTAATCGTGATACTAACAATACAAATGTAGCAAACTCGACAAAGAAGGATATGTTAAATCAAATGAAAAATGTCCGCAATATGCCTACTTCCGCATCGGGAGCAAACAATCAGGATCCAGGAAGATCAGAGTCAGACGATGTGTTTGATGCGATAAAGGGTCTTGATGATGGTGTTGATAACCTGTTTGGTTAGGCTTATATAAATAAAATTTATTAGTCTATCCGAACTTAATCCTAATTAAGGAGATAGACAAATGGCGGATATTCTTAATGTAACCGGTAGTAATTATACATCCGGTTCCATAGAGAGAGGTGAATCCTCAGTCCAGC